TTTCCGCAGGGGTGGTATCGTCTGTTTTTTCAGGCTTGAAAATGTCATGGCCGAAATTGTACCGTGCTTTTTCCTCCGTTTTCTCCCCCCAGAGGCGGTCATGTACAAGCCCGTTGTCCCGCTGGAAATCCTCGATTGCGTCAGCAGTCAACGTTCCTCGAATGCCATCGGGCGTGCCGGGTTTATACCCAAGGTAGAGCAGCAAGCACTGCTGCCGGAATGTGTTCATCATATTGCTTCGTCCTTTCTTCCAGCAGGCCCCGCGGTATTGGCATGGGTTCTGCTATAGTCAATCGTTTAGTGGAGACATGGCATCCACCGCCCCCGGCAATGAGCAGGGCCGGATAAAACCGCTCGTTCATGTGTAAATACCTCCAGAAAGAAAACAGCCCGTGGAGGCTCCCACAGGCTGCTTAGATGAATTTGTAATATGGGCGTTCGTCGCCCCAAAGCCAGTACCGGATATAATCATCCAACACAATGGCAATCAGGGATAGTCCCGCCCAGGCAAGCGTGAACTGTGGGCAGATCTGGCCAAGGATGTTCCCGGGGAGATTGGAGTAGTCCCAAATTTCAAGGCCGAGCCAGAGATTTAGAATACAGCCGACCACAAACTCGGCGGCGGTCACGATGGCCGTACCGATGATGATCTGCCAGAGAAGCGGCATTTCCCAGGGCAGCCAGTTATTCAGGCCGCCAAGCAATAAAAAAAGCAGCCCTCCAAGGACTGCCATTGTCCAGTGCGTATGCCCTCGCCAAAGGATTTCGATGGCTGCATACAACACTGCGCCGAACAAAAAAAGCACCAGGGCTTTTCCTGCCTGGTGCATCGTTGACTTCTTCATTTACGCCTCCAGCAGAGCCTTGAGGACATCGGACTGATACTGCTCCGGGATCTCCGTGCCGTATTCGATGGCATTTACAGATGCCGCCGTCCGCTTGCTGGCAATGTAGGCCTTCAACGAATTAAAATAGCTCTCGTGGTAGGTTTTGTGTGCCGTGGCCTCCTGGACAACCGTCTGCATATCGGCGGCGGTGAAGTACACACAAGTCTCGCCGTCAGCATGATACGGTACCTGTTCCGCACCAGCTGCCAGCAGACCGAAAAGCGCATTGAGATTCAGTTGATCCTCCACGGTAAGGCTGAAATGATGGTCTTTCCCATCAGACAGAATTACGTCAAAACCGGCAATTATGGCCGACCGGCAGGCGGCAGACATTTCAGCTGTCTTATTTGCTTTGACTGTGTTCAGCGGTTCTTCACCGCCAGCAACAGCCCAGAAAATAGAAAAGTCCGCTTTGACGGAATCCGCAGAAATAGTGCCGGGCTGGCGCATCTGGCGTTCCTCACAGGTCCATCTCGGGTTTCCTTCTTCGTCTGCATCCTGGGCAATGGATTTCCGCAGGATAATGTCGGTGCAGCCCCCGTGGGTGTACACCTCGATTTCAGCAGGCTTGTCCACATAGAATTCTTTCACGCAGTTGTGCCTCCTTTATTTTTGCTTTACTTATCATAGATACTGACCGCTTACTGGCTTTCAGTACCCGCTTTACCTCATATTTTCGCCGCATCTTTTGACTGTCTGTGGTTTTTAGCCAGCCAAAGTAGGATGTGACCTTGTAAGCCCTCCACCATGGCACATAGCCCTTGGTATCGAGATCCCGCTTTGCACGAATTATTTGCCGCCGAAGCCGCACGAAAATCTTTCCACGGACGATGGTATAGGTGCGCCGAACGACATACCCAACCATATCAATTCCAGGAGTGCGGGCATGGGAGCCGGCTTTCCGGGCGGCATACTGTTTCTTCTCTTCCTCAAAAGATGCGATTCTGGATATATTCCAGCACCCTTTAATTTCCAAGCCAAGCGTTTGTTTGCACCACGCTGTCGTTGCTTTGATAGCTCTTCGTAGGTTTGACCATTTCCCGAAACAGGAAAAATCATCCGCATAACAGACGATGGCCCAGACCATATTGTGCCGGACACCCCTGCGGCTCTTGTATTGGGAGAGCAGATAGCGTAGCACATACGACATGACATAATTAAAAAGCCATGTCGGAAGATACCCGCCGATCATCAACCGGCCATCCGGGTAATTGGACATACAGGCCGCAACAAACCACAGCAGGGGCTTATTTTTGCCTATATCCCGCCGGAGCAGCATCATCACGCATTCCACCGTGACAGATTGATAGGCGTGGCGAACATCGCGCTTCGCTTCATCCAGTTTGTCACAATGAAATTTCTTGCGGAGTATTCTCTCCAGCTGCCTTTTGCCGCCAATTTGGCCCTTGCCGGGGATAGATCCGCATTGGCAAGGCAATAGCTTTGCCCTGAACAGAGGTTCGAGCGCATGGTGAGCCATGTACTCATAAAGCTGTTGCTCTGCTGTTTCTTTGTTCAGGTCTCGGAGTTTCTGACTGATTCCATCCCGCCGCTGAAAACTGAAAACAGGTTGGAGCTGCAAATCCCTGTCCTGGATGCGCCGAGTTAGTTCTTCAGCTATCACATCGATGGCACCCAGAATCTTCATGCAGCTGTTATTACGGATTTCCTCACGCAATTCTGCCCGTGTGATTTTCCCCGTTGCCAAAAGCAACTCCTGAAATTCCCTTTTCCCCAGTTTCCCGGAAAATCCAAGGTGAACCGCAGTGCTATTGAACTCCGCACTTTCAATGTTTACGGTTTTCGGCTTGCAATATGTTTTCATCAAAAACTCCTCCAGTGTGCATCTGGTTATCCACAACAGCTTTCGGGGTCAGGCAGAATGCCCTATGCTACTAGCCGCAGAACCGATTCCTTATTCGGCCTCCTCCGGCTATCTCCGATTGACCGGAGCCGTCACCGGCGGTGCTGGTTTCTGGCAATTTTCGCACATAAGCGCAGAATATATGATACATTGAAATTTTCGCACACTAGATGAAGATAACCAGACTGGGCGCCAACCGCAGCGTTCCAATTACTGTTAGTTGTACCATTATTGGAGTTGCGCGCGGCGAGGCCGGCATTTCCATTATTATTCAGGTTACAGAAACACCAGGCCGCACGCACGCCCGAAGGCAAAGCGCACAGACAAACGCTCGGAGGCTTGTATCATATATCCGGGTTGACACCGCTCACGGCATCAGCAACGATAATCTACATCACCTATTTGCCGTTTTGGCATTTTCGGTGGATTATAACGTATTTCGTTAGAGGGAAAATTCTCCAAAAAATTTCCGCCGCAAGCGGCGGAAATAAAGGGTTTGTATTTTGGCGTGTTCCGTGGCTTCCGTCTTCCATTTCTGGGTAAAGGGGGCTTGCGCCCCCTCTTGGCCCCTTTGGGGCCAATTCACCCTCGTTACCCAGAAATTCCAGACGGGGCGCCAACCGCAGCGGACCAACTACTGTGAGTAGTACCATCACGGGAGTCGCGCGCGGCGAGGCCGGCACCACCAGCATAATTCAGGGAACAGAAACACCAGGCCGCACGCACGCCCGAAGATCGGGGCTGGATATAGCAACCAGCCTTTACGCCCGTCCCACTGCCAGCAGCAGTGCTTACTTTCGCAGGCCACAGGATACCGGGATCTGCACCAATGGCAATATCTTCAATATATGTCCACTTGTCGCCGTAGTCTTTAGCGAAGACCAGGGTAAGATCGGTCTGTTTCTCATAGTTGGAAGAGATAGAGCCATCTGTGGTTACTTTGGACTGGTCATGGCAGGTGTAGCAGTTGAGCGAGTAACTACCGTCGGCTTCCGTCTCCCACTGCCACAGCTCGTCAGAGAGAATCAGAAAGGCACCGTTTTGGAACTCCGTCCGCTGGATCAGTCCAGGTTCCTTGCCGTTGGTGTAGTTGATTCTGGAGCCGTCATAGCCAAGCACGCCGTCATTCCAGCCGCTTGCATAGGGCACGGAGCTGATATAGGTCCTGCCTGCCACTGTGTCGATAGTCTCACCGGCGGCAAGCTCCAGGTTGATGGCCTTGTATTTTGTGCCGCCGATGGTAACGCTTTCGATGCTCTTGATCCGCTTGTGCTTAAACACATTGTACTTGTTTGCACCCCACTGGTCAAAAGTACCACCCTCTGCGACCAGACCGATGGCGACGCTGCATCCATCCAG